ACTACTTGTAAAGCAGTATCCGCAAGAAAACCTCTTGGCTCTTTATCTTCTTCAGTTGCTACAGGTTCTACTGGTGTTGGTTTAGTAGTTACATATTTACTAGCGCTTCCTGCTCCCCAAAAGGCATCAAAATCTCTAGCTGTTTCAGGGTTATTTTGTAAATATTTAATATCAGCTTCCGTTGGCATATTTATTTATTTCCTACTGTTGGTATAGTTGAAACATCGACATTACCTTCTTGAATAGTTCTACTCATGTCTAAAGGTAAGAACTGTAAATTATTAATAAGTCCACTTAATTCAGAATATCTTGCATTTATTTCATTTATTTGAGCTATTTCTGTATCTTTTAATGGTCTTCGTTCTGATTTTGCCAACCTATCAATTCCTTGTTTTTGATTTAGTAAATCAGTTTTTTCGCTTTCGTAGTTTCTAATAGTTTTCAAATCATCAGGGTCAGTATTCTTTTCATTAAAATCCACAAAACTGTCAGGAGTTTCCCGACCACGCTGAACAGGATAAGTATTATCTTGTCTAGCCTTTTGTATTTCACTAATGGCATCAGAATCAGCAGACTTAGTATTACTAGCTTGAAAATATATTTCTAATTGCGTTCTATATTCTTGAGATATTAATTCTTCAAATTTCATTTTCTGTTCAAAATCTGGTAAGTCACTAAAATTTTCTGCAACATAAGCAGAGATAACTCTTGCTCTTAAAGTAAAACTTTGTTCAAAAGATTCTGTAGCTAAAGCAGGGTTTAATTCATTAAAAGCATCACCACCTGATATAAGTTTCATGCCTTGACTTAATTTTAATTGATAAGATTCTTCATCTAAGAATAAAGCATCAACTCCATTACGCTGTAATTTTAATTCTTTCTTTAAGGCTATATTGGTATCAGCAGATATATCTTTATTTATCATTGCAGTATCAATTAGATTTTCTAAAGTAGTATCGTAAGGGTCAAGAATCATTTTTCTTTTTATTGCTTCAAGGGCATCACCATCATCTTGAATACTTCTATCGCCATAACTTTGTTGAAAACTAAACGCATAAGTTTCAATCTCATTAATTTTTTCGGGATTGTTAATTTTTAACCAAGAATCTACTTCAGGTGAACTAGGGATTGTACCTTCATTAACCTGCTCTCTATGCCATGTTATAAAAGCATCTTTACCTTCAGTTATATCTTTTTTTCTTTTATCGTCTTTTGCTTTAGTAGCATCAGTACCATTTTGGTCAAGTTCTCTTAAAATTTTCTTTCTTGATGCTTCAAGTAATTTTTTATATTTTGGTATTTCATATAGATTGCCACCTGCTGTTTCAATAAATCTAGGAATATCAAGCATAGATAAACTTAAATTTTCTTCTGCGTTTGCTATAGTAGTAGCTATAAGATTATCGTTAATTTTAACAATATCTTTGACACCCCTATAATTTTCGATTGAACCTATTATTTTTGTAGCAATAACTTTATTAGTATAATCAGCATCAATACCTACGAAATCTTCAGGTACATTAATTAATTGTCCACTATTAATAATATCACCAAACTCTACACCTAATAGTTGGTCAAACTTTTCGCTATATTTTGCAAGTCTTTGACTAGTTAAAACAGAATTTAATTCATTTCTAAGTGCTGATACTTTAGGCTCAAACTGCTCTAATACAGTTTTTGAATCATAACCCCATATATTATTTTCTACAGACCACCCATCTAATTTATCATCAATAAAAGTGTTTAATGCGTTAGGGTCTACATTATCTAATAAATCGCCTTGATTTAAAGCGTATTCATTTCTTAAATAAGAATCAAAACTTCTAGCTTTTTCCTTAACTTCCATTTCATTATAACCAATAACAAAATAAGGATTAGCTCCTTCAGGAATATCACCATCTGTTACAGCTTGTTTAAAATCTTTTTTAAGTTTTAATTGAGCTTCACTACCTTCTATTTTATTATCCTCTGCTTCAAATTCATATCTTTGGTTATCATAACGCTGTAAAGAAGGAATAACACTACCTAAAGATTGCACTAGCTCTTTGGAGGCTTGACTAACTACAGGCTCTACTTGTGGTTTAAAATATTGGTCTACAACTCTACTAGTTACTCTACCTCTTACACTTGGTAAAATCTGTTGTTTAGGGTCTCTAGTAGCCATTATGTACCTCTCGATTCTTCTCTACTTCTTCTCTCTTGTTCTATTCGTATATCAGCGTAAGTTCCTGCAAACTGTAAGCCTCTATTAGCTAAAGAAGTCATTGGAGAAAATTTAGTTACATAAGTTGAATTAGCTTCTTGTCCTAGTGAAATAGCTTTCATGTTTTCTCTATGTTGTACTAGTTCTCCTGCAAGATTATTTAATTGAGCATTTTTATATAAACCTTCTTCTCGGTAGTATTCAGCAAATAAAGCATCTACAGACCTACCGCTAACACCGCCTTCACCTGCTTGTACTTCAGCAGTAGCTCTAGCTCTTTTTGACTTTAAGCCTTGTTCAGCCATTTCGCCTCTAGTAGCTTTAAATTCTTGTCTAATGCGTAACTCTTCAGAAGCCATTTTTTGAACAGCGTTTCTTCTTGCCATTTCATTTTGTCTGATTTGTTGTTGCCTTCTAGCATCAGCTTCGGCTTTGTCGTTCATATAGCCCATACCTAGTTGGGCTACAGCAATTACAGTTTGGGTAACTGGGTCACACATATTTATTCTATCCTTACAAATTCGTAAAATGGTCTTTCTTCGTGACCATACTTTTCTTGTTTATTAATGAAGTTAAATCCTAACCATCTTAGCCAGTTAATATGTACTGTATTTCTAGCATCGACAAAGTTATGAATTATTTTATGTCTTTTATTTAAAAATGATAAAACAGCCTTACAATGACGAAGGAAAGTTATTTTTAATAATTTAATATCGTCTGTTCCTAATAACCAAATACATCCTGAGTTACCCCAATTCACTACACCAAAAATTGCTACACATTTATTTTTATGATAAATAGCGATAGGTAGTTCAGAATATTTAATACCTTTTAATAAGGCAGTAATAGGCAATTCTCCTGAAGAGGCATAAATTTCATTCTTATCATCTAACCTAATATGTTTAGCAACATATTTACAATCTTCTTCTGTTGCAATTTGCATCCAACTATTCATTAAATATTTCTTCCTCGTTGATGCCAAAAGCCTTCCCATTCAGCATTAACAAAAGTTGAAGGTAAAAATGAATTGTTCTTTAATATTATTTTTAAATTTTCATTTGTAGATTGTACAGGAAACTTAAAATTACCTGTTTCTAAATTAACTGTACCCATTAAAGAAGTACCTACAACTGAACCTGTAAATGTATTTGTTGATTCGTTTCTTCTATGAGGTGTTACTTCAGTTTTAAAAAATCCTGAATCATTAAAAGAAACTGTAAAATTTCTTATTTGCAATCTACCTTCTTTAATAGCACTTTTTCCGCCACTAGAAGATTCACTTTCTTTAACAAATTGTGTAGAAAACTGGTAACTAAATTCATAAGGTTCACCAATAAAAAACTTTGAGTTAAGGTAGTTGCCTGAAACAACTACTGCTGTACCACCATTTGTTTGACTAAATGTTGGAATAACTACACCTGCGGTTATATTACTACCACTTACAAAACGAGTTATCATCTGCATAGTATTATCTATGGCATAAGGTAAAGTTATTGTAGTTTTGTCTGTGCCTGAGTTGTAAGCCATAGACACTTGAGATTCTTTTAATTTAGAATCTATATGCGTTAAATAAGTTGAACCTGTATCTACAGGCGATGGTGAAACATCCATACTCATTATGTAATAACCATCAGACCTTCTCACTACTAAGAACAAAGTAGTATCTATAAAATCTATATTTAAAATTATGTTATCTGTAGCATTACCGATTGTCCATTTATGCCATGCACTTTGTAATTTTTCGGTATTTGAATAATAGTATTGATAAACATATAAAGCATTGGTTTCATCACTACTTAATGCAACTAAAATATTTTCATTACTTGCTGTTGCAAACTTTTTTAAATTAGAAGGTAAATATTTAGGTACTGTTGCAGTAATATCTTCAGCTTCATTAACATCGGTGTCTGCTGATTGAAAATACTCTCTTACACCTGAATAACTACCTTTATTAAAAGCAAAATAAACATTTCTACCTGCGCCAACAGGAGCTACAGTTAAACTGCTTTCATACTCAGTAACAACATTTGCGGTTACATTTTGTGAAGTAATAATACCTTTACCTGCAACTACAAATTGTGATTGGTCTGAAAATAAAAGTAACTCTTCATCAAAAGGAATAGCAAATCTTAAAATAGCAACTTTAGTGTGCGAAACATTAATATCTATTGGGTCAGTATCTAATATTGTAGTAACCGTTTCAGGATAAAACTCAAAAAAGTCTCCTGCTCTTGACATAATTACTGCTTCATCTGATAAAAAACCTAGTCTGTTTCTATGAAAGAAAATATCGTTTATTTTTGCACCTATAAATGATGGGTCAGGTGAAGAAGCACTATCACCAACTACCATATTACCCCAAGATACTTGGTCAAAAGTAAATGTACCATCAGCATTTCTTACTAATTGATGAGGTAAGGTTGAAGCATCAAAATCAATAATAGTATTTGGCGCTACGGTTTCTTTCCATACTCCTTCATCATTACTATTGGTACTAACAAATTTAACATAATAATTATCAAAACTATTTTCTGCTGAATTAGTCACTTCTAATACATGACCATTTTTTGATTTTGCAGGTAAATCTATAAAATTTTGTACGGTGTCTTTTACTACTTGTGAGGCTTGGTCTCCATAACCGTCTGAGGCTAAAACTGTAAAATCTGTACTTCTAGTAAAATGAAAAGTACTACCAAAGTTTGTAACCGTAAAACCTGCACCACTTACAGCATTTGCAATTTGGGTACATATATTTGATGTTGTATAAGTAGACGCTACATCAGTAGTCGTAAAACTGTAAGTTGTACCTGCTACGGTTAGTGAATACAATGTGCTAGGTACACCTTGTTTTACTGAATACAAGGCTTCAAAAGCTGTTGCACCTGAACTGGTATTACCCTTTGCAGGTACTTTGATTTTATTTACAATAAAAGTATAATCGGCAACAGTTACCGCCCTAATATCAGTAGCAGGAGCAGAACCATTTAAGTAACCAAACCCATTAGGGCTATTTACTGTTTTGGCATTACCATCTATATCGTGAACCGCTATAGTACCAGTATTTACAGTAACTACATATCTTTCATTAACATCTCTATTTATTGTATGAATAAAAATACTACTTGTTGTGTTAGATGAAATTTTAGCTACATAATTTAATGGAGGTCTTTTTTTCAAACCTTCAACTACGGAAGAAAAACCATTTATTTGTGCTTCACATTGAGAAGGTAATCTTAATGTTTCAGGCTGTTGGCTAACTCCATTTATTAAATTTGAAATCGCTTTGTTTACTAAAGGCATAATTAATTTCCGCTTGAATCAATAATTGAACTGCTGTTCCTGTCTATAATTCTATAAGTATCGTAGTTATTAAATATATTATGGTCAGCAGTAGAAGTTTCTGCTTGTTTTAAAGTAGATAGCGCTATGATTTCATCTTGTTGTGTGTAGCCTCGTAGTTCTGAGCTACCAATCATTCTATCTAAGAACATTCTTGATGCTCTAATAGTTATATAGCGTCTTGCACTTTCTGGAATTTCAGTAAAATCTAATAAGATAACCGCAGTACCGTCTAAGTCTTTATCAAAGACAAAAGTTCTTCCTTGACGATTGTAAAGAAAAGCCCCTCGTTGTACGCAGTCGTAAGTTTGTTTACTATATTTAGATGGGATGATTTCCAATCTAACAATGTTTGTTGCTAAAGGTATTTTATTATCAACATTTTTAGAAAGAGGATATTCTAATTCAGTATTGAAATGCCATCCTCTAGTTTGCACTTCACGATTAACTTCATTTAAAGTTGCTACTGCCATTGTTACTTCATTAGGAAGCGTTCCTGTTAATGAACTTACTGGTGCTTCTCCAATAGTGGATAGCATAGTATTGATTGCTTCTAGTTCAGAAGTAGCAGTAGTGATTGAAGTCATAAAGTTCCTTATAAAAAGGAGACCCCAAATTAATGAGGTCTCCCTTGTTTTGTATTAATGATAAAAATTAAGAAGTTTTAATTTCTACACAAGATTCAGGTCTTAGAATTCCATGACCCATTGCGTATTTACCAATCATTAATGTACCTTGTCTTCTTATGTCGTACTCAGACTCCATAGCAAGGTCTAGTAATTTAACAGTACCAACTGCTGATTTGTGGAATACTGAAGCAACAGTAGTAGAGAAGTTTCCTCTATATGTGTTGTTTTGACCAGTATTAGACGCAGAAGATAAGTCAGCAAAAGATGAAGTTGCAGTATTAAGTTTTACAATTTTAATACCTGCTACTTCCATTACTACACCTTTTCCAAAATCACCATTAGCATTAGAGAAGTCTCTTGATACTAATTTGTCATTTTGTACTAGTTCGTAGTAAATGTTCGGTGGAACAACACAATATCTGTCGTCTTCAGGAACATCTTTATTGTCTAAATCTTCAGCACTTTCAAATATAGAATCAATTAGTGAAGCCATATTTGTATTAGCATCAGCGTCAGTAATAACAGAACCACCATCACCACCAGTAACAGTTGCAGAAGCTCTAGCTCCTAATACTGTTAATTGTAGTAAATGTGCATCTGTTTTCTTAGCAAGAGCCGAACCCATTTCTTTTGAGTATTGACTTCTTACGTCATAGTGATTTTTCGCTTCGTCAATCTGAGAAATGAAAGCACTTGATAATAGAACATCATCAATAGTAATTACTTTCTCAGCGTGTTTGATTGCGTCACCAGTTATTTCGTTTCCTGCTGTATGGTAAGAAGCAGTTGTTCTTCCGATTGCAGGGAATTGAGCAGATTTACCGCTAGATATAGTTCTAACAGTAGACATACCCAACATCTTATTTTCTCGTTGAAAAGAAGCTAGAACTTCACCACTAAATACTTTTAAGAATAAAGCATTAGCATCTGAACCACTATTTTCTTTACCGAGAAATGATACAGTAGCGTTAGCCATAGTATTTCTCCTTGGTTATTGTTGTTAAGATTAAATGCTGTTAAACAAACATCCTAGTAATGAAAAGTTATCCTACGCATAGGGCAAATCTTCTATTGAGTTGATTAATAGCGTCACCTCTCTAATGAGAGATGGTGATTATTTTTTATCCTTATATTTATCCATAATTTTTTCTCCACTTCTACCAACAATGTAACCTCCCATACCAACTAGAACTATATTAAGTAATGAGTTCTGTACTGATTCAGGAATGTTAGGAGCAGTAAAGCCAAACCAATGAGCAACAACAAGTCCTGCAAAAGTTAGCATAAGCAATGGTCGCCAATTTCTTTGTAACCATCCACCTCTTGCTTCCGCAGTTATTATAGACGCTTGAGCTTCTAGCTCTTTAAGTTGTCCTGATAATAATTGTTGTTGTATTGTTTGTTTTATTTTTTCTGCTTCAGCTTTATTATCTATTGTTTTATCAATAGTTTTAAAAAGTGTATTAATCATAGGCGCTACTGCACCTAGTATATTAATCATATTTTTCGTGACCTATTAGATGCTATTGAAGCTATTTTAAGATTCGATAGAGAATTATTCATGGGGTTATGGTCTTTATGGTGTACATCCTTACCATCACCTTTTTTAGCTCTTCCATTTTTTATTAAGAGTCTTCGTGCTTTGTTGCGCATAGCTCTTCTCTTTTTTTGAGCAGGTGTTCCCTGATATGTTGCGTATTCTCTATCGTAATCTCTAGCCATTAAAATACTTTAGACCTTGCTAATTTTTGCTCTACTTGAGACCGATAGTGTGTGTCTTCTTGGTATCTTTTATCATTAATAGCTTGTACAACTTCAGCACTAGAATTAAACACATCAGTTCTACCTTGTGTAGCTTGACCTTGTGTTAATTGTGGTTCACTTGAATTAGTAGAACCTGCTCTAGCTTGTATGCCTCTTAGAGTTAGCTTGGCACTTTCAATATCACCTTCTAAAGCGTTGTTGTAAGCATCTTGCTCGGCTTGAGATAAATTTTCTGTAGCCCATCCTATAAGTTTTTGATACTCAGCTTCACCACCAACTTCATTGTAAATTGATTGTGTAAAATTATCTACCATTGCATTTTGTCCGTTGATATAGCTTTCAACTACATCTTTAGATAATCCTAATTCTTCTAAAGCACTAAAACTTTCAGGTGATAACTCACCATTCTCAGCAAATTCATTATAATAATTATCTAAATTTAGCCCTGTAGCTTTTTCTACTTCATCTTGAGTTTGCGCTTCAGGTGGTGTTTCATTGTTACTAAATTTAGTTTCTAATTCACCATAGGCTTTAGCTAAGTCTTCAGCATTAGCAAATTTTTCAGGAAGCCACTCAGGGCGGTCTCCATTTTGCTTTGCTTGTTCTTGATTTTCTTGTTGTTGCGACTGTTCTTCTAAAGAAAGGTTACTCTCTTTAACATCCGTAACATTTACTGTTTCTACCATTTATTTTCTCCTAACTTTGGATTTGTGAAATAGCCTCTTGAATAGCTTGAGGGTCGATATTTTGCATATCTTCTGGCTCAAGTTTAGACGCTATATTTGAAGCTACATTTCCTCCAACTTCAAATCCCTTACTTGATGCTTCATTTTGTTGTTGGTCTTGCATCATTTGATTTTGTTCTGCTGATAATTCTTCTTTAGTTTTAATTAAACCCTTAGTTTCAATACCATCAGCAGTTGCTAATCTTGATATGGCATTGTCAAGATTTACATATTTTTGGATTACTTCAGCACCTAAGTTTGTACCTAAAGTTTCCAAGAAACTTATTAATTTATTTTTATCATTACCTCTTCCTAACGCTTCTAGTCCTGTAACAATTTGTGGTATTACGGTTTTAGGTAAAGTAGGAAGGTCTTTACTTTTTGTCATCATATCCATTTTACGATTGATGTACGGTAACTGAAACTCTTGACTAAGCATGGCGTAAGTACCACCTAGAGTATCTTCTAGTTCTTGTGCCATAAATCTAATTTCTTCAGCAGTAACTCGTTCTGCTTGTCTTTGTACAGAAGCATTTAATAAGAAAGCATATTGCAGTCTTTGTTCAATTCTTTGCATAACATCATAAGCAATTCTGAAATCAGCGTATTTTTGAACTTGTAATACTGAAACATCGTTAGCATTACCTTCAATTATAGCTCCATTAGGGCTTTGTGCTAAAGCTCCTGCTCTAGTAGTACCATTAGGCGCTACCATAAATAATATTTTAGCTGAAGCTGAAGAACCTTCGACAATAGCTTGAGTTAAACCTTCAAGAGACTTGAGGTCTCCAAGATACTCTTCTACAAAACCTCTACCATAATCTTCACCATCAACTCTATTCCATCTAAGCGGAATAAAAGGAGATTTATCTAAATCATAATAACCTTCAGATTTTGGTATTTTAATACCTTTAACTTCTTGGCATACATAATACTTATTCTTTTTAGGTATTCGGCATACATGAGTATAAATATCTACGGATTTTTCATCTTGCGATAATTGACCACCTATAAGTTCTAATACTTCAGGCGCTAAAGATGAAGGGCTGAGACATTCTCTAGTAATTATTTCTAAAACATTACCCATTGGGTCTCTTTTACAAACATATCTTTCTAAATGAAAAACTCTTGTACCTTGTTTATCTACAAATAATAGGACATTTCCACCAACTATTAGATGTTTTAAGGCTTCAAAGATAGCTACTCTATCTGCTGAAGTTTCTATATTAGTTTGTATTGCCTGTTCTATTTCTCCTAGACCTTGCTCAACATCACTTTTAATTTGAGGGTCTTGAGAAATTTCTTTTATAACGGAATCTTTTATGCGTAATCTAAAGAATGGCGCATTTGGAGGAAGTAAAGCTAAAAGTAATTTAGCTGATAAATTATTTACACCTCTAGCGCCTATTCCTTGGTATGGCGTAGGGTATCTAGTGGTACTTCCGCTATCTTGTTCAGGTATTAGTGTAGGTATTGTAAGTTTAGAACTCTCTCTAGCTCTTTCAAGGAATGTTTCCCTATTAGATTCTAGTTGCTCATACCTATTTCTTACAGATTTTCCTGTAGTTTCCGTATCTTTCATTAGATTTTATATCTTCCTAGATTTGTACGCCTGTACCTGTTTCACCACCATCGGTAGTTATTAGAGGTATTCTTAGCTTTTTTCTGCCTCTTCTCATAGATTCTTTTATGCTTCCTGCGGTCTTGTTTCTATTAGCATCTCCACTTTGAGGGTCATAACTCGCACTTGCAGGATTTACTTGCTTAGTAGTAATTACTGGCGGTGGCGGTGTTACTGGAGGAGGTGTAGGAGCAGGAGGAGGAGCAGGTTTTTTTGGTTTACACATAAGCTATTCCTTAAACTCTGTTAATTGTTGTTGTCTTAGGTACTGGTCTTTCA